ATTAGACGGGGTTGTGAATGTTGTCGTGCTGGTAAGAGTCGAAATAAACGCTTTATCCGCATCATAAATGTTTATGAAGCGCATGCTTTTATTTCCTACATACCCCGTTGATGCTTTAACTGGAAGATAGTCAGAAAATTTATATGTCGTTCCACCCGGAACAACAAAACCATTCTCATCGATATAACCAGCGGTCAGTGTATAGGGGTTATAAATATTCTTTCCAGCATTGAACAGGCCAATACTATAGATATCTGGCTCATTCACCGGATACTTTAACCCATCACCGTCAAGCGAAGTTGCTGCCGTGAGTGAGTAAGGCTCGTAGGCTGTCATCTTACTTCCAACCTCAATCTGGAAGTAATCGATTCTCGCAAGCAGCACTGAAATGCGAAGATATGCCGCAGAGGAAGGCACTGCGAACGCCCCATTTTGATTCTGGAGAGACGACAGCCATGTTTTATTGGCATCATAAAAGTTAATATATCGCGCTGGCTGGGAAGGCCTCAATGTTCCGCCGGCAGTGACTTTAATGTAGTCTGAGACAAAGTAAGTTGAGGCAACGATTAGCTCTCCATTTTCATTAATTGCGTATCCCTGCGTTGCTGTTGCCTTGTTAAACTTGTTTTTCCCAGGAGTTACTCCCATTATTTTTTTTGCTGAAACTGGAGTTCCATCAGGGAGAGTTTCAGAAATATATTTACGATAATATTTAAACGCGGTTTTTAATGGCCCTGCCTCTATTTGCAAAAGGGTTTTGGAGTCAATTCCTCCAGTGATACGTATATAACGAGCGTTTGATGGTGTTGTAAACTGCGTGACAAAAGTTAAATAGCTTAGTAGGTTATTCTGTTCATCGAAAAAGTGTACAAATCTCAAGTTGTAATTTGATGCCACCTGCATTGCAGGACTTACCATCATGTAATCAGAAAGGAAATATATCGGGTTGTCACTTATAACACCCTGTTCATTAAGGTATTTGCCATCAATTGATTTACGATAATTATAAATATTTCTACCAGGAGACAATATATCGTTATCAGCTATGAAAGCATAAACATCATCTACAGATTGCTGTGATGGCATTTTACGACCAGTAGCCGTTAAAGTGCCCTCTACGTTTTTGTACTCTAACGCCAGAGCATCACCAGACTGATCCCGCACATATGTGAACGAATTAACAGGTATATTAGCAATATCTGCCTGTGCCGCCGCCAGCGTCATGTACTGCCGGCTGAGAGGGATCAGGTTCTGCCTGGTTTCCTCAACTACAGCATCCCTTTCTTCTTGCGAGGTTTCAAAATCTGCTTGCTGCTGCGTTAGCTGGTTGTCCGCTTTAACATTAACGCCATGCAAAGTATCTAACTGTTTGCCTGTGCGTGTGGTAATGGTTTCATCACTGCTATTAACGAACTTGTCAATAGACTGCATATTATCCCATGCATCAGGCATGGATGCAGACGGCACAGGATTGCCGGTATCGTATTCACTCATGGTCGCCCCAATAAAAAACCGACCATAAGGTCAGTTTGCTTTCTGGTAATTTAGTGACTTAATTCTTGCTATTTATTTTTGAATATTCTTTATCATCGTAAAATAGCCCGTCTGCCTTGTTATAAAACATCCCAGGCTGGCAAAATACACTTTCAGGATATTCGATAAGTTCAGCACCATCATATTCATAACCGCTTTCCGCAATTATGATGTTTTTAACTATTCCACTTTCAATGACTGCGTAATTACCTGCCATTATGCGTACTCCTCAATGATGACATAGCCGTTAGCGCCCTTCCCTGATGCCCTGGCGATTGAGTCATATGATGCGCCAGCACCACCTCCACCAGGGAAAAATCCATCATCACCGGATGAACTAACGTGTGGAAGGCCACCATAACTACTGTGCGATGCGCCACCTACACCACCCAGGCTTACACCTGATCCTCCCTGTCCTCCCTGACCAGCCACTGAGAATATTGTCCCAACAGATGGAGCTCCCGGAATTCCGCCAGCAGAATTACCAGCAGACTTTCCCCCCTTACCACCGCCAGCAGAGATACCCAACGCGGTAATGGTAGTGTCTCCCCCATCACCGCCATCCCCTGCATTCCCTGCTGCAACTGCCGCGCCACCAGCGCCAATAACGATATTCGCCCCATTAATGGTGCTTACGTCATATAATCCCTCAACATATGCACCACCCGCCCCACTAGGTGCACCAGTCCCTGCGACGTCTGTTCCCTTACCCCCACCGCCTGCACCCCATGCTTTAATTCTGACTTTTTTAGTGCCAGCAGTTTTTACCCATGCTCCGCTAGCGGTAAAAACCTGAATGCGGAGCAGGCGTCCTTCTGCCTGATTATTAAGTGCGGACTTGAGAATATTTAGTAACGTGGCAATGTTCCCATTATCCAGGACATCGCTTCCTGTGCTATCCGCCATGAATTGTGCAAGGACGGCAGCAATTGTAGAGGATTGCCGTAGTGCTTTATTTACTTGTGCTGACGAGGCTTTGCCGGAAAGAAAACCAGATGCCAGTACAGATAGCGCTTCATAATCAGCCTGTGATAATACGTTTGCCCCGCTACCAGTAGCGAAGGGTTTAAAATCGTTAGTCGCCATTAAAATCTCTCTCCCCATGACCCGCGGTCGAAGCCAGCGATATAGTCATTTTCGATATCGAAGCCAAAAAACTGATAACCATCACTGACGGTCTCTATTTCACGGACACGAACCCCTGCGGCTTTAACCGTCATATAACCGTTCCGAATCGCCCACCATAGCTCGCTGTTAACCTGGTCAATCGGGTTAATGTCATAGCGCGAAGGCACGTAACCTGCCGGTAATGCGATAAAGGGGCCTTTATTGACGGCGCTATCCAGAATTAACCGGTCTATTTCACTTAGGGCTACCGATGGGTCACCGAGTATCCAGATGGAAATCGACATATCCTGGTTGTCGACAATAGCCATGCGGATCCCGGACCCGGCAAGGGCGGCATCAAGAATTGAAGGCAGCGAATCGTTCTGACCATCCCAGTTGTTTATTGCCACTTTCACCTTCAGCATTAGCCGATATATTTCATCGCTTAGATCGATAAAACCGTCGTTTGGGTCATATGGTCCCTGCCAGACCCCCTGATCCCAGCCAACCCGTTCGGTGTCCCACGAAAAATAAATCCCGGTTACCGGTGTTGCCACGCGACGGGAACGACCAACCCATTCGCCTACAACGTCAAGCTGCACGCCAATGGCGGTATCAATATCAAAATCGGGTATTAGCCGTGACATTGCATCGGAAACATCGCTCAGTGGCCTGGTGGACAGATCAACGTGTGCAAAGAACTTTGGTTTACCGGCGTGGTAGTTTGTTATGCGGTCAGTGTATCTGCTCATGAGACCACCAGATTAATATTGCTGACGGCACAGGATGCTGACTGGTCAAAGGCAATATCCACGTTTGCCGCAGCTACGCCACCGGCAGACGTCCCGATCAGCAACTCGGTAATGTCGTAATACCTGGCATTACCACCACTGACAACACCAAGGTTAGCCGGTGAGTAAACGCGACTGAGAAGAACGCTGGCGCCGATTGCCAGTGAGTTAATGTAGGCAGATACAGCCGCCTTTATCTCTTCGCCAACCTGGGATGTGTAGCCCGTAAGAGGTTCGATAGTGATTTTGACGTAAATGGGTACATCGACCGGCCTTGAAAAACCTACCGAGTGAGGGTTTCCGTACTTATCAGGCACAACAATCACCGTACTACCGTAGGGTGTTACGCCCTGCCCTTTCACACCACGAATGCTGTTTGCAATGACCGTCGCATCACCACCTTCTACAATGGCGGCGATTGAGTGCGGAGGCAGGCCATTTGCATCAGTGGTATCTGTATCGTTCTCATACAGCTTGTGTCGCGTTACGCCGCTGATATTTGCTATCGCGCCATCTACCGCCTCAAACGGCGTCAGAGACGGTAAAGCAACGCTCTGTGATTGCCGGACACGCAATTCAGCATTTGTTTCGGCAGCAACGCCTACCGTAGCCGCTTGCGGGTTAGTTACTGATACCCAACCACGTGTCGGGGTGTTTATCTTATTGACTGACCCGGCAGGGGCGGCCACAGCACCAGCAACAGAACACGTCGCTGTAGCAATAACCGTCCCATCAATACCAATTGTCACCTGAGCAGGAAGATTCCAGATGATACCGTTGGCATCTTTCACAGACCCGTTTGTGATTAACGTTCCGGCTTCGCCTTCAATCAGCTCATCGACCGTAGAGTTTGTCGCAGCACGGCGAGTGATGCCGTTAATTTTGACGTTACTGGTTAATGCATCGTCCAGCGCCGTCGACGGAGAAAATGACCGGTAAACAGAAATGGCCGTGTTGTTGGCATCGTGAATGGCCAGAGCCACCAGAGCGACCATCTGGCCGTCTTTGCTGTCCGGTTCGAGGTAGGCATCACTGCCATAAATCTGCTGAAAATAGCTAATCAGGGTGCTGAGTATCGTCTGATAATCAGGCGCACTGATCCCCTCCGCGGTTACCTTTGCAGATAAACCGAGAGAATCAAGGTTCAGAGCCATTACGCCTCCGATGTAACAGTCGTTATTCCATAGAGAGTGTCGATTTCAGCGGAAAACATGACACGTCGGGTCGTGGTATCCACCGTCGTATTGAAAGAGAGGATTGATTTAACGCCCCGCGTTTCGAGGATGCGCTTACGGATCGCCAGGTTGTAGGTTTCCGGCTTCTGCTTACCGAGTACGGACTGGATCCACGGAGTCCCCTCAGTGGTGTCAAGAAACCATTGCCCATACCACAATTCGAATCGCGTTTTTACCGCCTGCGCCACGGCCTCCGGTGAGTTAATCAGCCAGGTGTCATCACCGCTGCCAAAGGTGTAATCGCCATCGGCGTCTTCACGTCTGTATCGCATCAGTTAGGCGCTCCTGTGTTACCGCCGCCGGTCTGTACTCCGCCGTGCGTGTGCGTCATCAGGCTCTTACCACCAGCTTTTACATCGTTAGTCACCGTGACAGGGCCAAGCATCGTCGCGGTGCCGCCGCTTTCGCCCATCCCCTGAGAGAGATTCCCGTTTATTGTCACGTTGCCGTTTAGCGTGATGGTGGGTGATGTGATCGTGGTTCCTCCTTCTGCTGTCGCCGTCAGCGCGCCGGGGGTTTTAACCGTGATGTTATGGCCTGCGGCCACTTCCACAAACGCAGCGCCATCATCAGTACGCAGTTGCGCGGCGCTGGTGCTGATTCCGCTGATTTTCTGCGCCAGAGACTGCGGACCGACGATACAGAACGCATCCGATAAATCATGCATTCTGTTATCAATCGTCTCCTGTATCCCGCCGCTCTGCCACCAGAAATCAATACAACGATCGGCAAAAACGACAAGACACTCATCCCCAGCTTTTACCGGAAAAGTCAACGTACAGCCTCCGCCGCGCGGGAATACCACCGGCACATCCACCAGCAGCGGGTAATTTTTGGTAACGCGATTGCCGTCGTTATCCGTTTCAACCGAACGGATAGAAGCTGCACAACCGCCGTCACAGCGTCAGGATCGAATGACTGGACGATGCCAGGCAAAGCGACTCGGATCTGGTTCTTTGTTGTTTCCCGTTCAGATTTGAATGTTTCGGCAAGGTCGCCGCTGCGGGTCTGGTCAGATACTGCCATTTAGTAGGCTCCAGAAAGCAAAAAACCCGCCGAAGCGGGTTTGAAAGGATGTATGGATTATTTAGGTTTCTTCCTACCATAAACAAACACTGTAGTTAATCCTACGAGATCTAAAGTAGCAAGAGTACCTGCGAACCAAGTGTTACCGCGATTAGCAAAAAACGCAGCCATTATAAGCACTACCATTGCAATGCAAAATCCCATCCATTGCCCACGTTTGTCGCGTGAAACCGCACCAAGTAATGCATCGCTTTGCGTCTTATGCCTATGCTCTTGCTCTTTTTCGGTTAGCCTGAAAATTCTCTCAGCGCCGCCGGGTAATATTTGATTATATTGTAAGAGCATAGCAGGAGGTGGGAGTGGTCCCTGAAAAGACTCCTGCTGAAACATGGCAATAACCTTCGGATTCTTAGAAACTCTCTCAAGAAGTTCAGGTGTTAACTTCGATTTTAGCTCAGGATCAAGGTTGGCAACTGCAGACAGCTTTTCCACTACTTCCTGAGACTCATCATATTCCGAGGAATCAATATTTTCGTCGATACCATCCGAATCAGGAACGGCTTTTTGCGACGCTTTGTTTTCCTGACGCTTTTTGAGAACGGCCGCCTGCTTGCGGGGTTTTGAACTCATACCTGATAACTCTGTTCATGTCACTTGCAATGACTTTAACATCACTTCTTATTGCCCGACAATCAGATCCAGAAGCAGCATATTGCCAGTAATCTGTAGTCGGCATAATGTCCATAACACTACCGGCAGCGGCTAAGTAACGATTAACGATTTCCCTCATATCCCCTCCCATAGTGAACATCAGTGGAGCGCAGAGTTTACCTTTAAGGTAAAGTATAGACAACTACTGTGTACAGATGGTTCAAAAAATGCGTTAACCAGTATTATTTTGTTAAAATTAGCGCAATTGGCAACAGTTCATCCATAATATTATGGACGTCAAAAATCATCGCCCAGCCACTTTTTTACACGGGAAAGATCCGATGATTTTCGGCGCATCCATGACTTAATAACCTTGAGATTTAGCAACGCGAATACCGGCCGCCATCCCATTGAAATCCCATGCGTTTTTATGGGCAATAGGATTACGTGTGTTGAAGCATAGCGCTGGCCCATTTTCCATGCTGTATCGCTAACAGACTTATCTTGAGAGAGGTTTACCCACTCCTTTATGCCTTTGTAAACATAGGACTTACAATCATCCGTAGTTCCTTTCCGATTGGTGTAGGCATCCAGATCTTCGCATTCTTGAAAGGAGTTGCTGACTATATCCGCGAAATCATCAATGGTCATGGCGAATCTGCGACCATTCATAGCGAAAAAAGGAGTAGCAGAGGCGTAATGTTGCCACTGCGTAAACTTTTGCTGATCCATTAAATCAACAGCCATTTTTTCATACTTCCCAGGAGCGGCTAATCCCGACATCGGAACAAGTAAACTTATTGCAATAAAAATGGCTTTCTTATTCAATCTTATCCCCACCGATTCATTGCTCCTTGACTTTGAAGATCCGCCGCGCCACGCGCTTCGCACATCATATCCATGTACCACGCCTGGCCCCTTGTATCGCCAGTGTACATAATCCCGCGCACAATATAAACGCCATCCGTTGCGATGCTGGCAGGTTGTGCTGTGGTGCCGCTTAGCGTGATATTTCCGTCCGTGTTCTGGTCGGTGATCTGCCCACCAGCCATCGCAATATCGTTGTTCGACAACGCGGTGCGATATACGGAAGCCTGATCCAGTTGAATGAGCCCATTAACCCGGATGTTCGGATTAATAAGCGCGCGGACGTTTACGCCGTTGCCGATAGTCTGCTGCGGCATGCCGATAAGCCCGGTGGCGCTGTTGAGCACAATCGCTTCATGAACATATTCGTTATTCGCCACCATCTGGCGTTGACCGTCCACGAATTGCCATGTTGCGCCACATTGCCCGGCTACGTTATCCATAAGATGCCGCGTCATGCCAAAGAGCACCCGCCCCCGGGGGAATACAGTAGCAGGCATTTCAGGCGTCAGGCCTTCGGTCGCGCCTTTGGCTTCGAAGTCTTTCATCAGCGCACGGTTCACATCAGCGACCGTGTAACCGGCAGCCAGCGTCTGTGAGGTTATACTGGTGGCAAATGCCAGATCCGTATCTGCTGCCTGAATCAGGACATAGGAATCAATAGGGCTGTCTTTTCCTGTGACCGAGTAGCGAATTTCTCCGCTGAAAATCAGCCCGTAGTTGCGGCCATCACTCTGGCCCACATCTGCCGCGTCGACTTCGCGCACGGTCCCGACGTCGCTTGCCGCCACCTCCGGCGCGATACCGTCGTAACCGGCAATCAGCCGCACTTTCGAAAATTCCTTCCCGGTGATTCGGTTCACAGTATCTGCCGAGAGGTTATAAATTTTGATAGTCCCTACCCGGGACGCGCTGCTGATGTTGAACCAGTCGATCGTAAAGGTGACTTTGAAATCACTTAGCTCAATTCCCTGACCGTTCCCGTCCACAAGCTGCAGCTCGAAATGTCTCATCCAGTTCTGTGACATGCTTACTCCGTTGATACCAGTAAATGACTGCGGCCACCCAGATCAGTTTTCGAGGGATAATCCTGTGTGTTGTCATCGCAGACCACCACCAGCTTAAAACCAAGCCCCATACAGGCGTACTGCGCCAGCAGATCAGCGCCAGTGACGAGAGGAATACCGGAGATTACCGGCTCCCCTCTGTCGTTCTGCAGGTCCATAATCCAGTAAAGATCGCGCCATATGATGCTAATCCGCCAGGTAACACCACCTAAGACGATGCTGAACTGCTGGTTGTCCGCTGTCAGCGGAATTTCCTGAATTGTCATTAGCCGCCCCCCAGTAATGACGCCACGTTACCCGTGATGCTTTTCAGCAGTGAAGTATCTGGAGGCTTTGTGGTTTTGTTGCCGCTGTTCTGTACCGCCGACGTGCTGGCCCCTTCCTTCATGTTGGTTTTATCCGCGACGGTAATCTGCTGTGTCCGGGAGATAAGGACCTCCCTCAGGGTGAGGACGGCGGACAGGACGTTTTCGGTTGTCTTGTCCGTCGTCACTTCCAGCGCCCGGATCAACATGTTGCTGTACAGTCGTTTACCGGTTACCACATCGAAGGGGATACGGCTTTCCTGCAGATCCAGTAGCTCCTGATACGTCTGCTGAGGACTCAGGCCGAGCAGGCTGGTAGCCGTCAGATTACTGGCAAAATCCAGCAATGCGCCGCCACCGGCGAAACCAACCTCCATCACCACTTCTGACGGTTTTTTATAGGCATGATCAGCGACAGCGGCCCCGACCTCTACCGGATGCTCTGTTATTTCAAGCATATCTGTATGCTTCTCTGAAATAACAACACTGGGAACAATCATTCCTATTTTTCTGCTCTGCTGATGAAAAAGTGTAGAGAGAATATCCACTAACCCACCCTCACCTGATTACTTCGCATGACCTGAGCATTTGCAGACTGTTGCCGACGTGCAACCTCATTACCGACAGCGTGCGGATCTCCGCCACCGTAAATGTGGTAAGTATTTTGCTGGTTAACCTCTGTCATTTTGCCACTAATTCCCGCCACGGCAGCCTTATTAATCAGCTCTCGAGAATAGATATTTCTTCCATTTTCATGCTGGATAATGCTGCTCATCAATGCTGACATGGTTTGCGGATCGCTCATATTCAGGGCAGCCCGGGGATCCACTCCCAGTCGTTGCGATACAGCCCTGATATACGCAGTTGTGTTGTTATTATCAGACGCAGGTGCCCAGGTAGAGATAATTTTCTCCACACTGTTTATTCCCCGTCCGGCGTACAGCATTAACTGACGAGCAAGAGCCCGTAATCCATCAAAAGCAGTTTCAAATCTGGCAAATCGCCCGCCCGGGCGTTCAAGAGAAGCCCCTGCCTGACCAGCAAAATTAAGGTTTCCCGGATTGTTATTCCGTTCTCCTCGTTTCGTAGCCTGTGCATATTGTTCCGGCTCATCATCACCAAACCAGCCGCGTACCGTCCGGCCCACACTGCGGGGATCGAATCCCCAGTGCTCTTTAATCCAGTCGGCAGTACTGTTAGCGCTGTCTGTAACCATCGGCATCGCTGACGGATTTTCGCTGCCTGATTAAGTATCTGTTTGCCGATGCTGACGGCATCAGCCCAGCGGCCATCTTTGATAGCGTTGAGCAGGTCGGCGATCATGTTCAGCATTTTGCTGAATTCGCCCATCTGGTCGATGAAGTTGCTGAAATCCCACTTCAGGGACCATGATTTGGGGTCAATATTGAGCAGTTTCGCCAGCGCTTTCGCCAGTTCATTAACAGACCCTTTCAGGCCACGAACCATCTTCAGCGCGGCATCGACCTCCGGCTTCCACTTGCCCCAGTCAATCAGGCTGTCGCCGCCTTCCTTCCAGGTCTGATAGTCCTCCCACAGAAGGGCAATCCCCGCCGCCAGCGCGGTAATGAGGCCAATCGGCGACATCCAGAACGTACTGTTCAGAATGCGCAGCGCAATCGTCAGCGCGCCAAACAGCGAGATGAGCTCCCGCGTTTGCTTATCCAGCGATTGCCACCAGGTGATAAGGCTGGATGTTCCCTCAATTAGCCTGAAGAACAGCCGCCCGATGATGTCTCCGAGCGCCAGAATGCCTTTTATGGCTTTCGTCAGGGTCTGCTCGATGCGCGGGAAGTTATCGAGGATGTGGCGGCGCAGTGTGTCCAGCGAACCCGCCAGACCACCAGCAAGATTAGAGCCGATTTTGTCACGGGCCATGCCTGCCATCGCGCCGAACTCGCGCAGGGAGGTCATGAATTTGTTGGAGCTTCTGGCCGCCTCGTCAGCATTGAAGCCGATAGCTTTCGCCATTGCGCTGTACTGCCCGGAGAAATCACCCACACCCCGGCGCATCGCATGAGGTATTTTCGTCAATGCCCAGCATCTGCGCATACTGGTTAGCCCGGTAATACGGCATGCTGCTGAGCTTCTGTCCGACACCCGTAAAGATAGCGGCCATGTCGCGCATGTTGCCGCTGGCATCCCGTGTCTGTACCCCCAGGCGATTCAGAAATCCCTCTGCCCCGGGATTGTTACGAATAAACCGGGAGAGACTTTCCAGAGAAGATCGCGCAGCGTCCACGCTGCCGCCAACCTGCGAAACCGCATAGCCAATAGACTGAATTCCCTGTACTGTCGCGCCAGTGCGCTGTGACGCCCAGTAAAGATTATCCAGGCCGGAGGCAATCTTAGCCGTAAAGGCCACCACGGACAGTGCAGCTCCTTCAACGGCCAGTCCCATTTTGATGACATTTGCAGTTGTACCGGCGAGGACAGAACCGAATTTTTTTGCTCCAGCATCATCCACACTGAAGCCAAGCGAGACGAGGAAATCTTTAATAGTTTCAGCGTTCATTATCCTCTCTCCATTTCTCAATGCGCCGCTGGTTATCCGCTTTTACCGCCAGATGGTCATTCAAGAGAGCAATGTCGTACAAATCGACAGAGCCATCTTTAAGTGCTGTATAAGGAATTAACCCGGCGTCAACCGGATTGAGAAGGTAAGACAGCCCGTCCGGCAGGCTGTTAAACGTCAGCCCTGTTGCAGGCTCTGCGTCGTGCTGGTAAGGGGTGTAGGCAAAAAATTTCCCAGCGAATCGGCGACCACCCGCGCCACCAGATGCAGCATGACCAGCAAGTCAATATCATCAAACATCAGTTCGCCCTGGGTAAATACCGGAACCCATCCGTCCATATGACGCCGCGATACCACCGCAAGACAGGGATGAATAATCGCACTGGTGTCATCTTCGGTCAGGGAAGACAGTTCCTCAGCGATACGCGGGAGCATGGTTTCAAACACCGGTTTTAACTGCTCGAATTTCACGGTGTCGATTTTGCCGTCAGCAGGCAAACGGGAGCGAATGCTCCCGAAATCTGACATCATTCCCGCCAGTACCGGCAGAAGTTTGCGGGTCACTTTCAGCTGGTCAAAAACGCTGAGTTTTGCCACGCGATATTTCACGCCTTTGATTTCGAATTCCATGTATTAAAACTCCCCGAGAACCTGGTCAATCTTGCCGCAGTCAAACACCCACGGCATCGTATTACCGGTTTTAGCGTTGGCATTATCCGGTTGTTTCTGGAACGCAACACTGCGTGCCGTGATGATGTCGCCGCTGACCTTGTTGCGGATCACGATAACGTTATTCCCCCATGTGGCAGAAGACTGGCTCTGTGCGTTATACGCCAGCGACAATTTTTTATTTGTCGGTGATGTCTTCAGAAGGTTAACGGTAATCGTCCCGCTTTTATCTGCATGGAGGCTGTGCATCACTTCACCATCAGCACCGATGGTCATGGTGTTTTTAGGACCGCCCATCGCAACCACAATCCCCTCTTCAGAACTTGCAGAACCGTACCCGAGGTCAATCGAACCGGTCGGGCCGGTCAGCGTCGCAGTGACATCCATAAAAGAATAGGTAGACATTCACTTCCCCTTAGCGAACAACGTTAATCTGTACGTCAGCGTAATGAACCGCGCCTGCAAGTTTTATTGCAGCCTGAATCACCGGAGCCTTACGGGCTTCACGTTCTGATTGTGCCTGTTCATCCAGCGGCTGGGCGTATACGTAATAACCTTTGGGCAGTGTGTCACCTGATGACAACTGACCAAGGTCGCCCCCGTTCCATACGCCCGGAGCAATCAGTCCATTCTGAACGGCCTGATCCAGTGATTTTTCAACATTTGATAACAGTCGGGTAATACCGGCTTCAGTCTGGGGAACTTTCGTGGTGCTGGTATAAAGCAGGTTATAGAGGTTGGTCTGCACATAATTCTGTAACCAGTCCAGGCCGTGGCGTTCATCAAAGAAATCGCCGTTAGCCATCACTCCCTGCTGGAGGATAGCCGTATCATTCTGGTAGTACACGAATACATTGCAGTTTTTTGCATCAAGTGCCGATGCCTGGCTGACTGTCAGTGTTTCATACCCGACACCCGGCTCCTGCTTAAACTTGAGCGTAATCGCGGTATTACTGCCATTGAAATTAACCGTGAATACCCGGCCAAATGCAGATAACGCAGCGTATTTATTACCCGATGAATACTGAATAAAACTGCGTGAATATCCGGCGGTTTTCAGTTTTGATGCCAAATCATCGCTGGATGCAGTCTGCAGGCATTTCTCATCGCTTGTCGTAATCGCCAGAATACGGCTTACAGAAGAGGATTCGATCGCCGCAGCCACTTTCAGCCAGTCTGCATCCGGAATATCTTCATCGTCTGCAATCCCCAGCCCATACCATGAAGTATAATCGAGCATGGCATTCACAGCCTGCTCCAGCGTCTCAGGCGTGGCCTGTTCGCTGTCACCCTTCGTTTTCACCCAACGACCAACAAAAACCTCCTGAGGTTTCGGTGATTGTGAGAAAAACACCTGCGCAGCCTTATATTCTGGTGATTCCACGCCAAAATCTTTTCCAATATCTTCCGCGGCAGAATAACGGCGAATGCGCTCACTTACCGGAATGATTGTGGACGGGCCGAGAATGAGTAATGCACCAAAATTTCGCCCTGATGCTGCACGCGGCGACATGATCACATCAACATTAACAACGTTTGATACAGGCAAGCCCTGTGCCATAGCTTAATCTCCGAAAAAGATGACTGGTGCTTCCACCAGCGATTTAATACCGTACTCGCGCACAACCTTCCGGCGCAGGCGCACCGTCATATCGTAGCGGCGGACCCATTGCTGATTAATAAGTTCAGGGAAGGGGGTCAGACCTGTGTAATCGCCAAGAGACAGCCCCAGCGCATTCAGTGCTGCATTGTTCTGCGGTACAGATATACCGTCACGAAACCGGGACGCATACACCATCCCCGCCGGACCATAAAACGAAGCCATACACTCAATCGTTTCATGCCGCCAGAGCTTAGAGCCATCATCGGTCTGTCTGGTGAATGCCGGACTGTCATCACCTGACCATCCGATAACCCCAAACGCACACCAGTTCGTTTCAGCCGGTAGCAGTGGCGGCTGCTCTTTCTGCCAGCGCGGGCGAACCATCCCGGCAGACAGACCGGAAACGTTACGCATCCACTGGCTTAACAGCCTGTCGAGCGCTTCGTCATAATCCAGATCGCCACTGGTTGGTATTAACCATCCGCGCTCTGTACTGGTGTTATTGCTCAACCGGAGTTCCCCCATCAAACGGCATCAACTCACAATGCGCCTGAACGAATCCGGCCCCATAAGCTGTATACGGGTCGACGAAGGTCACACGATAATCACGGCCCTGATACGTCACGATATCGGCATCACGACCAGTCTGTCCCTGCGTCAGCCGCTCAGTTGTCACGATGAGAATCGCGCCGCTGATAACCTGCCCGGCCTGCATGCGGCGGTTTTCCAGGGAGCGGTCAACAGTAACAACCCCGGCAAACTGCGTTTTAACTTCGCTGTCGCTGCCGATCCCGTCATCGTCCACCGTTTGCGCGCGACGCGTTACCCACAGGTTGAAGTCGCAAAAATCGGGGTCAAAAAGCACGTCTGTTACATCAAGAGTCGGCATCTTTATCCCTCACAACATGGGTAATGGCTCTGCGGTATTGTCCGGTATCAATCAACGGCCTTACATTCTCATTGCTTATCAATTGACCAGAATCTGGGTTGATAGCATTAAGCTTTCCGTCTGCCGATCTGCGTGCTAACTCAGCTTTCGCCCCTTTGCGACCTCGACGCGCGCGGGCTTCAACGGTGCTATCAGCAAGCGGTGTAAAGCCGGTAATAGTCATGTAACGCCTGACGCCATTGGCGGCCAGCGTTCCGGCGCGGTTTAGCGCTCTTTCTGCACCCGCCGCATTACCATCAAGCGCAGCCTGCGCCGCTGCTTTAAGCTGCGGCACTGTCTGTTCCTCTACCGATTTAACGCCGGGGATCAGGTGCGGGCGTGGGGGGATATTTTGCGCCGGTGAGCCGTATTCATTGACGTAGCCGATCCCCGCATTACCAAACGGAACATCCTCACGCTCGCTGTCTTCTTCCGGGATGCCCACCAGCACATCCTTTTTGGTTAGCGACCGGAGCGCATCCAGAATGGCCTGAGCGTTATCAACCCTCGTTGTTACACCACTTTTGAAACTCATAGCTGGCGACCGCCCGCACCGAACATCGTGATCAGCTGATAAAATTCAGCGCCATATCGGGTGTTATTCCAGAAGCCTGCGTCAGGGTTTAGCGTCGCGCTGGTGTCATAGCTGACGCTTACCTTGTCAACGGACTTGGAGGACTGAACACCATTGGTTGAGCCACCCGGGCCGCCGACGAGCATTGCCCGGCTATCTGCCGCCCAGAGCGTCATGTAGTGAGCCACGAACAACTCGACAAAGTACGGAAACAACTCTTTGCCGGTGACGTTTTCGCTCAGCAGCACATCAGCCAGATTCAGACGAAACTGGATTTGTGCTTCGGGATATTTGGCAGGGTCAGCAAACTGTGGAAAGTCGCGCCGAAAATCACTTACTGTTGGCAGGCTTTGATTCTTTGGCATCTTTCGCCCCATTACCGCCAGTCTGGGCGGCAGCAATCTGCGCTTGCAGGCTGTCGTTCTGCTCTTGCAGCTTGAGCAGCGCTTCTTTCAGATCGGCAATCAGCTGATCTTTATCGACAATCTGCTTATCTTTGTCGGCAATCTGTGCTTGCAGGCTGTCGATAATGGGTTGCAGATCATCGGTGTCGCTAATCACGCTTTCGGAAAGCTCAGAGTGCGCCTGGGTGAACCAGTGCGACGCAACCTCTTCCGGTACGTTATGCCGTCCCCGGCCAAACTCCTGTTTTGACTGATCGCCGAGCGTCAGCGTAAACGGGGTGTGAACATGGATGGTAACCAGCTTTTCTTTCGCCATTTCAAGTTTCCTTCTGGCCCCTTTCGGGGCCGTTCTGGTTATCAGATACCGTCCACGTAGGACAGGGTTTCTTTGTACACTGGCTCAACCGCACCGAGCTTGCCGTAGTAGGTCGCAATCTGGTACAGACCGCGATACTGGACAGGAACGCTCTGCAACGGCACCAGCGGATAGCGCACGTATTTCTTGTCGTTGGTGTAGGCGACCATACGGTCTTTACCGCCAACCCCGCGCCCTTTCAGCCATTTAACCGCTTTGATTTCCAGCGGAACGCCGTTCTGGTGGAAAGCGATAGTGTTCACGGCCAGATAGGTCAGCAGCGACTGGTTACCCGCTTCGGAAACCTTACGGCTCGCCAGCAGTGAATACTGCTCTGGCGGAATGCGCAGATCAGAAGGCACGACGGAATAACCGGATGCTGCCCAGGCATTCGACAGAATGCTGTTCACGCTATCGAGAATCTCGTCGTTGGTGGAATTCGCCCAGGTCTTCGGCGCATTGTTCAGCGTCACACCGACAAGGTTTGCCAGCCCTTTCAGGCCGAGCGCATCATCGCCAATGTAAACCTGCTCGTCGTTGTCCATCTGCCATTTGAGCTGCATCCCGTCGTACTTCTGGGTATCAATCGGGCGACCTACCTGCTGAGCTGCTGCCAGCTCTACAACGGTCCAGCCCAGTTCCATGCCCCAGAGGTTCAGCGGATTGCCGTCTTTGCCGATATCAACATTCACGCCAGCAATAGCAGTGGAGTCTTTGCCTACCCAGTTTTTACCGTTCGGATTTGCGCCAGTACCAGCAGCGCCAAAACTGGTGTTAGTCCAGCTGGAAATGTCATCTGCGATAGAAACGTCTTCACGCAGCTGAATATCGCGGGTCCAGGTGTAACCCACCAGCGGCAGGTTCAGCGTCTGGTCGAGTCGCTCCAGCTCCCCGATGAGAAAGGCACCAGAGCTATCAACGGTTGCCTGATCAAAAGTAATCATTCGTCTGTTCCTTAAATCTTCCAGGAGATTTCTGCATTGCCGTTAGCGTCACCGGCCCCTGTGAATTCGGCGTTGGTCAGCGCCACGTTTTTGCCACTGACGGACGTGGACATGAAGCCGCCCAGCGGCACTTTGATGGATTCATCAGTGGAGACGACAACGTATACCGGGTCGCCTTTTTTGATGGTGCTGGCATCAAAATCAGAACCGAGATTAACGGTCATGTAGCCACGCTTCATGGCGTCACCCGGGAAGTTCTTATCCGTCCCCACCTGGCGAACCATGTCTGGCTGCGATGTGGTCGGATACGGACGAACGTAGATCCCCTTCACCTTGTCGGCGGTGTCACCGTCCGCCAGCGGCACGAAAAAGCCGTCAGCGTCATATTTGCCAGCCAGACCATAGGCAGCGAAGGCGTTAGCGGATTTAAGGATCACCGGTTCGACGGTTAAGTCCTGCGGGCGAGAGATAGTCCCGGCAATGCCAACAGGCATCCGGTACAGATATGCAGTCATTGGATTATCCTTTGCGGTTAGACCAGAAGTCGGCGTTTTGTTTGTTCAGGGAAGCGATGCTGGTCATGCCCATATTTGGACGTTGTGCATCGCCCGTGGTGCTGCGGGTGTTTCGCCCTTTGGCAATCTCTGACACGGCGTTAAACGCCATATCTACCGATTGCTTGGGCAATTTGCGGATATCTGCATCACCGACAACCTGGCGAACCAGTGTTTTGTCAGCGGCGGACAGCACATCACGTTTGAACGCGGTCGGTTTCACCTTACGGCTCAGATCGATACCCGGAACGATAACTTCGGCACGATAAGCAGCGTCACCGGTAATCGTGGTTTCCTCTTCGTCGTCCTCACCGTCGCCGGTAGGGTCTTTGTTATCTTTGCCGTCAGGCTTATCGTCGTTATCGCCCGTTGCAGTACCTTCCAGCTTAGCCAGCAGGGCTTTGAGCAAGGTTTTGATATCGTCCTCGCCGTCGCCGGTTGGCTCTCCGCCCATTTCCGGCTTTTTGTCCGGCAATGGTTGTTGCGGTGAAAGATTAATGTTGAGGTTAACGCCGCTCGGCAGATCCCCTTCATCGCCCGTTACCGCCGCTGGCGCAGAGTCCAGCAGTTCGTTCATGGTGTCAGCATCACCCGTTTTGATGGCCGTGCGCATGCGGGTCCACCAGCTTTTCTTTTGATTTGCCATTGTGTCTCTGTCTCCAATTGCACAACGATTTCCGGCTCTGCCTTTAGGGACAAGAGCCACATGGTTTCCGGTAATATCGACCTGCTCGGCTTTTCCGGGTTCGGTCTGCTCGTACTCAGCGTCATAGCCGCACGACACTTCGCGCAGACCATCTTCGATCAGCTGAATGGCGCTTTCGTCTTTGACGATAAGGTCAGCCAGCATCAAATCAGACTGATCACCAGTCCCGCGCCGAACGTTCTGAAGATGCCCGACCGCAAGCTCTTTCCAGTTCTCGGGGTTGACCAGCCGCACATTCCCGTTTTCATCTTCAGGATGCAGGATCGTGATGCTCATCCCTTCGAATGAGGCGAGCGTGGCCGGATGGAATACCTGATCAGGAGAGCGCGTTACGACTATCTCGCCGAGCTTGTCGGGTTTGAGGTTTGGCAGATCGGCAGCGCCGTAAAGCTGCTTACCCGTTCGACCTATCGGCACGTCTTTGCACAGCAGCGAGCCGTCAGCCAGCTGATAACGGGTTTCCCCCAGCCGGGTATTGAAAAAATATTTCATGGTTTACCTGCGATTCAGGCGAGATAAGAATGAGGGTTGGGGAAGACGATTTCTTTGTAACAGCGGCAGTTCGGGAGCTCGCCAGCGTGACCGGTCATGCCGTCAAGCGTTGGAGGTCGGCCCCATTCGACAAACTTCCCTTCCATCTCTCGATGAGAATGCCGGACGTCGCCATCTTCGGCTGTACGCCAGATATAACCATTCGAGCCGATTGACAGCGCACGCGCCTGATCCAATGCACCGGTTGCGCGCCCAAGCTCAGTCCGGGCGATAAGGTTCGCTCGTGAGCGTGACACGTCACCGGAAGCAGCTATCTCTTTCGCGAATGGCTCAGCGCGGCCACCAGTTACTACAGCCTCGATGGCCTTGTTCTGAATGTCATACACCCGATCGGCGGCCTCAAGAGGCAGAGATTTGATGTACTTAATTTGCTCGGCGACGATGGATTTCATCACCTGGCCTACCGGGGCGCGGTCGACCATGTTGCGTAGTTCTGCGCTGATGTTCCGGCTGTGCTGACGCCACTGCTTTTCATTCTGGCGCGCAATGTCGGCGGTGAAGCTCTCAGCAACCTTAGTCGCCCAGGGGGTGATGATTTCGCTGTAGCGCTCCAGCGCATCCATTATTTCGGTGACGCTATCGTTTGAACCATCGTAGCGACCATTTACGATATCCCCGACCGCCCGCGCTATCTGCCGTAGGCTCGTTCGATATCGGATCTCCGCCTGGCGGCTCTGGCGGTTTGTCGCCAAGTTCGCCGATGCCTGGCGGCGCTTCGTCTTCGGCATTCTCGATATCCTCGTCGGTAATGGATGCCCCGATGCCGGTGACGTCAGAGTTTTCGCGCAGGTCGGTCATCGCCGCCTTACGCGTCATCAATCCGTCGCCCAGCGCGGTACTGATCGCGTTGGTGGTGTTTACGGCCACCGTTGATCGGTCAACGTCTGACATTTGCCATAGCGGGTTAAACTCAAACGTGAAATCGTCCGGCAGCGGCTTTCCGAGTTCCGAGCGGTGCATAATGTCCAGTATCCGGCGCATCGGCAGCCGTAAGCGGCGCTCCTGCAATGAGCTCACCCGGTCGTAATAGTTGGCGAGGTCTGCATCACCAGTAGAGAAGCCTTTCGGGGATTGACCGAACAGGCGTACCAGCGGGATACCAACGGCACCGCTGATCTGCTCAGCAAACTGCGAAAGAATGTCATCCAGACCACTAAAGCTGTACTGGTGGGTTTCGAACTTATCCCGCGAGTCCATGAGCGTCATACCTTCATTGCTCTGGAACTGGCGGATCAGGTCGATGTTCTTCAGCAACGCTTCGAACGCCGGGCCTCCAAGCGCGATAAGCTCGCGCAACTTCTCCACGCTATAGGTACGCAGATGCGCTTTATAGACCAGCTGCGCCGCGCCGACAGTAGCGCTATCGAACGCAGTAAGCCGATCCCAGATACGCTCTACAACCGACATTCCCCATTCGTTTTCGGTCATCTTCTGCTGGAATGGCAGCGTGACGCCATCAAAGCGGATCAGGCGGCTGTGATGGATGCGCCAGGCCGGAATGCCCGTTGCGGTGGTCACCACGTCGTAAAACTCAGGCTTGCCGAGGTCCGGCCCCATCTCTTTAATGCGGCGTGTCAGCACCGGGTTAATCATCCAGCGGTCGAGCGGGAGAATGCCCTTAAACTTGCCCTCGCCAATGGTTTCGAGTCGCAGCGGGGTCATTGGTGCTTGCCCCTCGATCATGATGAAGCCGACCGCGCCGCCGTAGAGACGCGACCATTTCAGCACGTCGTTCAGCGCATCCCAGATCTGCAACTCATCCAGTTGCGCTTCGAGGGTGCCACGGTCTTTGGCGTCAATCTCCGAAGTGATGCGAATGCCCTTTCGGGTCATATCGTCCGGGATAGCGTCGACCGCTTCACCGATAACCCACGAACCGCGATATGACCATTCCACCAGCATGCGGTTGCGGCTGGTGAAGTTCGCCCGGTAGGTCGATGCTGAATGCTGGTTAGGCGTCTGCATCCCAACGCGGGCGACGAAGTTCTCGTAGCCGTCAGCGGTGGCCTGTGCCGTTCGCTGAGAGGATTGCTTGTTTCGTGCCATCAGGCCTGTCTCCCTAGCAGCTCCCAGATGTTCAGGCTGAATTCATTGGCGCGTAGCTGATCATCACCGAGTCGGCAAGGTTTGGCGACCGGGTTCCATCAGGCTGTTTATCAATAACGATTTTTCCCACACCATTAATGGAATAGGTCGGCTGCGAAAGCTCGATGATGAGTTTATCTTTGAGTGCCATGCTACTGCTGATTGAGATGATTTCGTCCGGGTTGTAAGCCATACCTTCAACCACGCGCGCCAGGTATTCTGAAAAAGTTTACGTAACCGCCACCAGCTCTGGGCTTTGGCGTTAGCGAAGAAGTCCTTGTTCAGACGTGCAGCCTGCCCGTTGTCCCCGCGAACAGCTTCATCATCCGGATCAAATACCGCGCCACTACCTCGAAACGGCGTGGCGAGTATTGACGGTCGGCGCGCAGCGTTACGCAGTTCGTTGATAGCTCGTGCATCTCCGCGAACGCCAGCGCCCAGGCCGTCCTCGTCGAAGCGAAACTCTTCGAGGTTGTCCTGTTCGCAAAAGCCGAAGACCTTCTCAACAGACTGGTAAATGTCGCTGCCCACACCGGACCATTCCCGCACATTTTCCAGGAGGAAGCCATGACGGGTGGAAAAGGCATTTTTGTCCCTGCCTTCATCAGCGACATCCATCGCGCCAAGTCGCTTGCCCGTTGGCTGAATACCAAGTTTGATATGCGCGTCGACGGCAGCCTGTACCCAGTCGGACGGGATCAGGACGCCTTCCGCAGATGCGCTGTAGTTCAGGTCAAGTTCCTGCGCCACCACCACCGGATTATCGATTTTCTCGCATTCCCTGCGATACCACTCTTCATCCTTGCGAGGATCATCCCGCCAGTGGAATGTGAATACCGGTATCTTCCCGCCATGACGCTTCTGAGCGAACGGGTTAGCCATGCCGTTAACTGAACTCAGGTCGATACGGCAACGGGTGGTTTGTGACAACGCCGCATCAATCAGCAGAGGACGCTGAAGGAATGCAGCCTCATCAACCAGATAAAGCGTGGTACGGTCACCACGACCAATATTATCGCCAGCCTCGCCTTTGATAACGGCACCAGTTTCAGGAAACTCAACACGCATATATGGCGCGTGCTTCTTCTCGCTCCACGAACCGCGAAACTCTACAGGTAGTGTTTCCACGAACTTGCGCGCCTTCCAGAACAATGCTTTCGGGTCACCAGTGCTGTCGACGTATTCCTCTTTACGGGAGCCGAAACCGATAACCATTTCTTTGTTGAAGAGACAAAGCGAGCAGGCCAGTCCGATCGCGGTCCAACTGAGCCCCATTTCACGGGATTTTTCGGTAATACCATTCTCCCGATTACCCCAGCGTTCCATAATCCAGTGGATCCACTCCTCCTGCTTAGGGAATAGTAAAAACGGAATGGTCACCGGCAGGCCATAATCAATATTACGCGGGTCCGTTGTCATGCCCCAGTCGATGATGAACTGAGCCGGATTGGTTCGGTAAAACTGTTTTAGTGCAGGCAATATTTCAGGATTCTGGCGAATGCGCTGTAAGCGTTCCATCCGCCATTCAAAAACCATCTGGTAATCAGGATGTTTAAAATCGAAGGGGAATGGTAACGGCATACTTAGCCCATCATTTTTCTATACGCCTCTGCAGCCTGCTCCGGCGTTAAGTTGGTAATTTCTGTTCTGACTGGTCCTCCATCAGCGCCAGTCACTTCATTTTTGACGTTGTCTTTAAACGCCTGAACAGAAACATGACGCCCAAGCAACTCAAGGTTTTTAACCTTATCAGGCCATTTGATTTTCTTCAGAAGTGCGGCGCTATCTGCGGATACCATCTCCACGACATCCATTCCTGATAGCGTTGTGCGCCATACCTTAGGCCAGTCTTTGATGGGTTTTAGCTCACCGTTTTGCAGGAGAATGTCAAGCACATCCATCTGGTCGATTTCAATAAGGCGATTAAGTACATATTCTGCATTAATACCAACAAGATCATTGCGTTGCGCTTTCAGTTCGGCGATTCTTAACTTGATGTCAGGTTTTGACAGGTTTTCGGATGCGGTACGGTTAGCTGTCTTTGCGCTGTACCCCGCCCGAATAGCCGCTTGCGTAGCGTTTAAATCGATGAGGTACTCGCGACAGAACATTTCTTGTTTGTCGGTGAGTGCCATGTATCTCTCTCTTAAAAAGGAAGCTTTATGTCAAAAAATCCACGTACCCCTAAATTTAAAATCGGCGACATTGTTTATTTGGTTTCAGGCGGCCCGGCGATGGCTGTTCAGGAGCCAATCATAAACAGCTTTGATGTTTTTGTTGGTGATTACTGGTGTCAGTGGTTTTCAGGAAGGAAGCAAGAAAGAGCCAGATTTCCAGAAGAATCACTGACTGCTACCAACCCAAAGCCGTAAACCCAAACGCACTCAAGTTGTCTCTTACAGACGTGATGAAGTGGATGATGGCTCAGTTAGAATATGACGGTTGCCTGTATCAGGAAGACGTAGTTGATTATTTAGTCAAACTCGATAATGAGCAGTTTCTGAAAGAAAATGCTGATGGTAATCTTGTTTTATCTACACCTGTCATTACCCAATTCCGCAAAGTAAGCGGTGATAAAGTGGTTTGGGTTAAGCCTGAACGATATTGGCGTTATCGCGTTAATGAAGATGAGCTGGTCGCGAAGCGCGCGGGTAAATAATCTGTGGTGACTCTGTTTTATGGTCACCATTCTTATTCGACGAAATCACAGTCCGGTTTTGCCATAGTCCTTACCTCGTTGTGACATTATCGAGCCACCTCTGGAAGTGGCTCTGTAATGCCCGATCAGTCCTTAATGAACTCTTCCGTGTGAATGCCGATTTCACCAGTAAGCAGCTGAGCACTGGTTGCGTCGATGTTCACTGATGTATGAGGGTTGGCGTTTTCGTTAAGCCATTTGATTACGGGCTTCACCACGTCTTCGAAGGAGGAGCTGCGAGCCTTATTAACGTCGGCAACGTGGCAGTCACCAAGGCACGGACCGCGACCAAGGAAGCAGTTAATACAGGCATGGTCATGGATTTTTTCTGGCGCCTTTGCTGCGCCCGCGCCACCAATGACGGCTCGGCATTTGGAAATCTGAGCTCAAGGTGGATGGTAATGTCTACCCCCTCACTTTTGTCGCCATCATCTTCACACACCGGGAAGCAACGCACACTGTCAACGAGGCGGTCACGAAAGATACGGGTTTCCAGCGAATCGGGTGCTGTAAATAACTCAATATTTACTCCGGAACCGAGGTTAATTTTCGGTTTATCTTTCGAGTACCCCTCAAACAACAGGCTTTCGACCAGAGTGCGGGCATTGATAATGCCGGAAAGATTGCTGGAGGGCTGAGACAACTGCAGAAGCTGAACTTTCCAATACTTGATAACTTTCATGCTGTTTTCCTTTAGGTGTGAGCCTGTCGTACAGGAACGCCGCCCGAGAGAGGTCGCCACCTTTAACGGCGTTCCTCAGGCTCACGACTGAAAGACTCTCGATGGTTTGCGTGTACGATACGCATTAAAAAGCCCCGCTAGTGCGAGGCTGTTATTTCAGGCATTGCGTGG